CTAATCAAATAAATCATTTAATTTATCAGCTGCTGAAATTTTTTCTTTAGGCATTACATGGGTATAAGTATCTGCTGTAATGGATATATTTTTATGACCTAATAATTTTTGAACAGTCTTAAGCTGCACATCTTTTTCAAACAATTTTGTAGCATAAGTATGGCGTAGAGCATGAAATTTTTTATGAGGTATTTTAGCTCTAATTAAAATTCGTCTATAACTCTCAAATAGATTTTTTACAACTATTGGTTTCCCAAGCTTTGTAGCAAAGACTAAGTTTTTATCAACATAAGAACAACCAGCTTCTTTTATTTCTTTCTCTTGAAGCGCCTTATGTTCTTCTAAAGCATTTATTAATTTTGAAGGTATAGGCACTACTCTATTAGATTTGATTGACTTTGGGGATTGTTCAATAGTTTTTCTTTTACCAGTACCGTCATTTTCTATAATTTTGACACGCTTTATGCTTTTAGTTACTTTTATTTCATTAGTTTTAAAATCTATATCATCCCATCTTAAAGCTAGTAGTTCGCCTTGTCTTAGACCACTTCCTAGTGCTAAAAGAATTAAACATTTCAATCTATTACCTTCTAATTGTTTTTTTAAAGCTTTTATTTCTTTATCTGTAAATATCTCTATTTCCTTTACCTCCATATCTTTACCTCCTGGAATTATTATTTTACTACCTGAGCAGGGATTTTTTAAAATGTAGCCTTCATTAACCGCATAGTTAAAAAATGTTCTTAAAAGCTTATTCAAATTTTTTATAACATTACTAGTTTTACCATTGTTATACAATTCATTATAATATCGTTGCACTTGAATTGTTTTTAAATCAGCTAGCTTTAAACCGAATAGTTGACTATTTTTTATATAGTTTCTGTATATACCCTCATATCGTTCAAAACTTGAAGGTTTGACTTTAACTCTCATAATTTCAAACAACCATGTATGCATTAATTCTCCTAGTATTATATTTTTATAGTCTATGTTAAGACCATTTTTTATTCCATTTAAATATTCGTCTCTTTTATTTTCAGCTTCTTTTTTACTAGCACCATAAAACTCCTTTCTAATTAATTTTCCATTAGCGTCTCTACCTATAGAAGCAGTAACTCTATAATATTGTTTCCCATTTTTTGTGCAATTTGTCTTACGTGCCATTTAAAAATCACCTCGTTATTTGTTAGCATACATCCAATTGAATTGAATGTATGCTTTATTTTAAGTAAGTTTTTTTATTTTTAATTTTATTAAGTTTAGTATTTCTTCCTCGACTTCTTTGGGAAAATTATCAGCATCAGTTATTATGCCTTCATCAACTAATCTTTTTATAAAATCATCAATTAACAGTGTTCTATTTGAATTATTAGTAATGTAATCTAAAGATACTTCATAAAATTCGGATAACTTTTTTAAAGTCTCTATAGTTCCTGTTCTAGTTCCCTTTTCTAAATGCCAAAGCATATTTTTACTTAAACCTGTTTTTTCTGCTAACTGATCTAATGTTAAATCTGCGTTTTTTCTTAATTTTAAAAGTATTTCGTGTTGTTCCATATTTAAACCTCCCAATAAATATATTTATATTATATCCATTTTGGAGACTATTAGCAAATCTATTTTATCTCCAAAATGGAGATAAGAGTAGAAAAACAAAGTATTACTTAAATATTCTCTCTAAATCGCGATTTTTGATATTTTTTGGAAATTGATTTGTCTCCTAAATGGAGATAAAATAAATTTGAAAGGAGGCAAGGAAATGAACTTTAAAGCATTGAGGAAAAGACAAAATTTAAGTATTAGACAAGCAGCTGACAAATTGGGATTAAATTTTCAATCTATTTGTCGGTATGAAAATAAAGGTAGAGTTCCTAAAAAGCAGATCTTAATAAAAATGCTTTCTGTATATAATTGTACAGAAAGAGAACTGGGAGAAGCTGTTTCACACAATATAAAATTTGGGAGGGAAAAAGATGAAACAAAAAATATTAGAACTAACTAAAGGGTTAACAAGCATAGAGTTAAAGGAAATTATTAAAGAAGCAATTAAAGAAACAACTAATACTATAGAAAAGGCAACTCTAACAATAGATGAATGTGTTAAGTATAGTGGAATTGGAAGAGATAAGATAATGCAATTAGCTCATGGTGAAAATAATTTCCCAGCTTTCAAGGTTGGTACAAAATTTTTAGTTAATAAGGAACTATTAGATAACTGGTTAGAAAGTATAAGTAAGGAGAAAAAAGTTATATAGGAGGTAATAAAATGGAAAAGATAAATCTAACTATAGAAAACGGACAACCTGTGGTAACAGAAATACAACCAGTAGAAGTTGAAGGTCAAAGAGTTTTAACAACAGAGCAACTTGGAGAAGTTTACGAAGTTGATTCTATAAGAATACAGCAAGGGTTTAATAGAAATCAAGATAAATTCACAGAGGGGAAACATTATTTTAAATTAGAAGGAGCAGAATTAAAAGATTTCAAAACAAATTATCTTAAAGATAATCCGTCAATGTTAAGAATCAATTGTTTATATCTATGGACAGAAAGGGGAGCCAACCGCCATTGCAAAATCCTTGATACTGACAAGGCGTGGGAGCAGTTCGACAACTTAGAGGAAACTTATTTTAGAGTAAGAGAAAATAAACTACCACCTATGACCATAGAAGATATAATAATAACTCAACTGGAAGAGCAAAAGAAAATAAAAAAGCAATTAACAGGAATTACAAACAAATTCGAGGAGCTACCTTTATTTACTGTAGATAGTAAAGAACTAAGTAAGACAGTTAATAGAATTGCAGTTAAATTCTTAGGTGGTAAGTATAGCCCAGCATATAAGGAATTAAGTAGAAAAGTATTTTCTGATATATATAGACAACTTTGGAGAGAGTTTGATGTAACAAGTTGTGCAGCAATAAAAAGAAAAGATTTAGAAGAAGCTAAGAAAATTATAAGTGAATATAAGTTACCAAGAGCATTAGCAAATGAAATTCAAACATTAAATAATCAAGTAAGCTTTTAGGAGGATTAAAAATGAGTAAAAAAATAAAAACAACAGATTTAAATTTAAATGTTTCTACAGGAACAATGCTTTATGTGGATATAGATATTTTTAGGTTCTCATACGATCAAGAAATATTTAACTTAACTATTAAAATACTCGATGGAGAGAATTATGAATTTTTCGAAGAAGTTGATTTGCCAGAAGATGAGGTCATTGTAGATCATAATGATTTGAAAATATTTGCCCTAAATTGGATATTTAAAAATGTTGAGGTAGTAAAGGAGATTTAAAATGCTAAGAAAGTTATTAAAAGAAAGGGGAATCAATTTAACAAAAGAAGAATTTGCAATAGTTGCTGAAATTACAACAGATGATATTAAGTTTAATAGAGTTGGCTTTAGAAAGTGTACAAGCTTAGATTATGTATTATATATTGCAATAAGAAGTGCAAGTATTTTTAAAAGATGTGCATAGAAAGAAGGTGTAAAAGATGAATGAGAATTGGTGCACATTAGCGATAGCAGTTCTTTATGAAAGGCCTTGTACAATAGAGCAGGCATTTGAATTGCTTGATAAAGGTAAGTTTGCTAAAAATAGAAAAAAGTCTAAAGAAGATTTAGAAGACATGGTTAAATTAAAAGAATTTTTATCACTTCAAGAAATAGCAGAAATATATGGTAGTAGTGAAAGCTCTATATGTCAAATAATAAATAAATTTAAAAATAAAAAAATAGCTCCCTGCCAGGAGCACAATAATTAAATTAATATTCTAAAAATAGTATATGAAAGATTGGAGAGTTTGTAAAGTGGCTGAGGTGAAATGGATAAAGATAGTTACGGATATATTTGATGATGAAAAAATTTTATTGATAGAAAATATGCCTGAAGCTGACAGTATCGTAGTAATTTGGTTTAAATTATTATGTTTAGCTGGGAAGATGAATAATAGTGGTGTATTTATGCTAAATGAAAAGATAGCATATACAGATGAAATGTTAGCAACTATATTCCGTAGGCAATTAAATATAGTTAGATTAGCATTAAATACATTTGAACAGTTTGGAATGATAGAAATAATAGACAAAGTTATAACTATTCCTAACTGGAGTAAACACCAAACTTTAGACCAATTAGAGGAAAGAAAAGAGTATATGAGAGAATACATGAGGGGATATAGGGAAAAGCAAAAACTATTAGCAGCTGGAGAATGTAAAGTTAACAGTAAAATTAATTGTAAATCTAATAGTAAAGCTAATGTTAACACCCTAGAAGGAGAAGAAGATATAGAAGAAGATATAGAAAGAGAAGAAGATAAGATAAGAGTAGATTGGAATAAAATATTAGAAGCATGGAATGCATTACCAGAACCAATAAAATCAGTACGTTCTATTACAGATAAAAGAAAAAAGAAAATAAAAATTAGAATGGAAAATTTGAAGTTGACACAAGAAGATATATTAAAAGCAATAGGCAAAATAAGTAAAAGCAACTTTTGCAAGGGAGTTAATAAGAATAGCTGGACAATAGAATTTGATTGGTTATTTAAAGATGATAATAATATTACCAAAGTTTTAGAAGATAAATATATAAACAAGGATGGTAAATATGGAGATAGAGAAAATAATTCAAAGGATAAAAGCCAATATGACTTCAACAGACCATACACAGGACCAAGTTATTCAGACGAAGACATTAACTTCTAATATATGCCCTATATGCAATGGTACAGGATGGAAATTTAATAGTGAAACAGAAACATATATAAGATGTGAATGCTATGAAAAAGAGAAGTTGCAAAGACTTTGGAAGAAGTATGGAATAGATCCAAAGGACATAAAAAAACTAAATGAGTACAAGCCTATTGATGATATACAAATATCTGCAAGAGATAAGGCGGTAAAATATATAAAAAACTTTGAAAAAATAAAAAATACTAAAGAAAATGGATTCGGACTATTTGGACAACCAGGGGCAGGTAAAACACATATCTTATTATCCATAGGTGCTGCACTGATAACAAAAGGTATAGAAGTTATATATATGCCTTATGTCGAAGTAATGAGGGAGTTAAAAGCTACAGCAATGGATAATGAATATTATATAAAGTTATCATCTAGCTATATGAAAGCAAAAGTTTTAATTATTGATGATTTGTTTAAAGATAAATTAAAAAATGGAGAATTAGTTGGAGAGCTAAGGGAAGCCGACATTAAACATCTTTATCCTATATTAAATTACAGGTATTTAAATAACTTACCAACTTTAGTGAGTACAGAATGTATCCCTGATATTTTGCAAAAATTAGATGATGCTCAATGTGGAAGAATGTTAGAAAAATGTGGAGATAATATAACTGTATTCCAAGGTTCTAAGTATAACTATAGGATGAAAAAATTTGTTTAGAGGGGGAGATAGGTAATCATGACAGATATAAAACTATTTGAAAGATGGGTTAAAAATGCTTTAACGAACACCTTTGTATTTAATCCATATAAAGAATTTTTTATAGTAATGGATGGTTACACAGGATTTAAAATACCTAATAAATTTAGTAGTTACAAGAAAGTAATAAAAAAGCAAACATTCCAAAGTTTAAAAAGTGGATTTTGTGTTAAAAATGGAGAATTAAAAAAGTGGGACAGTTTAAATGCATTAAAACACTTTGATATGGCTAATAAAACAAAGGCTACAATGCTACCTTTTGTATATGAAAAGAGCGATAAAATGCAAATATTCAAAGCAAATGATGAGCTTATATTTGTAAATAAAGAGTTATTAAAGAATATAAATATTGGACATTATGAAATCTATGCTGAAAGTCCTATAACACCTTTAGTATTTGAAAGTGAAGACATAACTTATATAACACTTCCAATTAGGATGAATGGGTTTAAATACACTATAGAAGAAAAACAAGGAGAGCTAGGATGCATTTAATGATTTTAGATAAAGAAGAAACATTACCAGAAGAACTATTAAAATTGCAGGAAGAGTTTAAGGAAGTAAGACAAGCAATTTTAAACAAGGATAAAGAAAACACTACAGAGGAGATATTAGACATAATACAGGTAAGTGTTGGTATGTTGTATACAAAAGTAAAAACAGAGAATATCGACTTAGAAAAAGAACTTAATAGACATAATAGAAAGTTACTAAAAAGAGGTTGGAAAACTAAAGGGAATATTTATTTAAAGTTTATCAAATGTAGTTAAAAAGTTCGGAATATGAAGTAAAAATGTGAAGTTAAAAAATGAAAGTGAGGAAGTTAATATGAATAATTTAGAAAATAGTATAAAGGATTGTATTACAAAGGAGATTGAAAAAGGGATTATAGAAAAAGTAATTGCAGAACAATTAGAAAAGTGTATTGAAAAATCAATAAGTGATATGTTTAGTTGGGGTGGAGATGTAAAAAAAGTTGTAGAAAAAAAAGTAAAATCAGTTATGATTCCATATTTAGAAAACTATGATTACTCACAATATATAACAAAGTTAGATAGTGTTTTAGTTGATGTTTTAAAAAGTAGTGCTTTAGATAATAAAAAAATGCTAGAAAACTTTAAAGAATTAATGACCAGTGAAGATATTAAAGAAGTAATTAAATTAAGTGATATATTTGAACAATGGACAGAACATTGTAAGAAAACTATTGATAAAGACGATATAGATATGGATTATGAGGGTGGTTATATAACTACAAGTTTTGAAGTAGAGGAAGTTAGTAATAACTGGAGCAGTTATAAAACTTATATGGTTACATTTGAGTGTGAAGAAGATGAAAAGTTAAAGTTTGAATTTAGTATACAGGCATGGAAACCAACAGCAGATAGTAAATATACCAGCAATTATAGAAACAGTTGTGATTTAAGAAGCTTAAGATACTTAGATGACTTTGAAATACTAATGATGAGAATAAGTGAAGGTTATGAAAATATAATCTTGGATAGCGAAGGAGATAGCGAAGATACATTTATAGAATATGAAGAATAATACACAATTTGAAATTTATGCGACAGAAGAGTAGGTGATAATTTGATTCAAATATTAGAATTGTTTGGAGGAATCGGAGCACCTAGAAAGGCTTTGATAAATTTAGGTGTGCCAGTGAAAGCTATAGATTATGTTGAAATAGATGAAAAAGCAGTAAGAAGTTATAACGCTATATTTCATAAAGATTTAGCATATAAAACTCAAAGTGTTGTTGGATATAATTTAAAGCCAGACATTTTAATTCATGGAAGCCCTTGTCAAGATTTTAGTATAGCGGGGCATCAAAAGGGTGCTGATAAAGGAACGGAAACAAGGAGTAGCTTAATGTGGGAAACTATAAACATTATTGAGCAAATGGGTGTATGGAAACCTAAATATGTTATTTGGGAAAATGTGAAGAATGTTTTAAGTAAACATATGAGACATAATTTTAATAAATATTTAGATGAAATGCAAAACATGGGATACACAAGTAATTTTGAAGTATTAAATGCATTAGATTTTGGACTCCCACAAAAGAGGGAAAGAGTATTTACAATAAGTTGTTTAGACGGAACATTATTTAATTTTAATGCATTGGAGAGGAAGAAAGCTCCACATATAAGAGAATTTTTAGAAGACACACAGGAAGAAAAGTATATAGTTACCCAACCGAGTATGCTTAAAAAAATGCATGATAAGAATGGTAATTTTGGTGGAAGGGTTGAGGTAATAAATGATTGTTGTTCTACTATAACTACAAAGCAAATGAGATGCCCTAATAGTGGAGTAGTTGACTTAGGTAATGGGAAGTATAGATATTTAACTGAATTGGAATGTTGGAGATTACAAGGTTATTCAGATGAAGATTTTTATAATGCATTAAATGTTCATTCTGGAATACCTGGTAAATTAAATGGAGCACTATATAAACAAGCTGGCAATAGTATTCCAATAACAATATTGGAAGCAATTTTTAAAGTTATTACAAATGAATATATGGTAGCTTAATAGTCGTAATACAAAGAAATGGAGATATATGAAATAAATGAAAGAGAATCTAATAAATAATAGGAGGCCAATATGAATAACAATTTTAGAAAATTATTAAATGGAGATTGTATCGAAAAAACATTTCATTTAAAAAACAGAATAATGGATCGCATAAAAATCGGAGAATATGAGTTGTCTATTCAAGCTTCAAAATTTCATTATTGTACACCAAGAGAGACAATTACTGATTTATATAAATATAAAGAAATGGAAGTAGCAATATTTAATAAGGATGAATGGGTTGATTTAGAAGAAGATACCTTTTTTAACAACTGGAAACATAGAAATAAATTTTTACAGTTATATGATGGAATGGTTGCAGGGTATGTACCTATAGATATAATACAAAGCCTTTTCAACTATATAAAAGATAATATGAATGAAAAGGAAATTAAATATAAAAAACGGGCTATAAATAGACAAAAGCTATATGAAAAAAGAAAGAAATTAGGAAGATTATAAATTATAATTCGAGAAATAAAAGTAAATAGGTGTAAGGATTAGAATGTATATTCTTACACCTTAACTGTACTAGTATATTAGAACTATATTACAGTTAGGAGAGGTATTATGAAAATTGAGCCAGGATATATTAACTTTGGGAATCAAATAGATATATTTAATCTGATTAAGTATATGGATGATGAAAAAGAAATTAATAGGTCTTTAAAGAAAAACCAAGATAAGGAAGTAAAAATAAAAAAATAAAATTATAAGAGACATTATAACGTTTGTCTCAGTGGTGATAGGAGGGAAAAAGATGTGCAATACAAGTAGTAAAGAAGAGGTTGTAATTAAATTAGTTGGAAGGCTATCTTTAGAATTTCCAGAAATAGATCAATTGAAAGTTAGAAGTATAGCAGAGGAAGTGTTGTATAAATATCATGTATTGCCGCAGGAGACAGCGTTGGTAGCGAGTGACATAGAGGAAAAGATAAGTATATATTTAGCAGCTAAAAAATTAGATGGATTGAGTTTGAAGACATTAAAAAATTATAAATATAATTTAGCAATATTTGCGGATTATTTAAGAAAACCATTGGCAACTATAAATGCAATGGACCTAAGAATGTTTTTAGCACAAAGATGTAAACATATGAAAGCAAGTAGCGTAAATGGTCAAATATCTATATTGAAAAGTTTTTTCGGGTGGTTGCATATGGAAGAATATATACCTAAGAATCCAAGTTTAAAATTAAAACAGACTAAGCAGCCTAAAAGGGTAAGACATGCTTTGAATGAAGAAGAAATAGAAATCTTAAGACAAGCCTGTGAAACAGATAGAGAAAAAGCCTTAATTGAGTTTTTAATAAGTACTGGATGTAGATTATCAGAGGTAATAGGAGTTAATAAAACAGATATAGATTGGAATGAAATGAGCTTGTTTGTAATTGGTAAAGGTGATAAAGAACGGAAGGTTTATTTTAATACAAAAGCTAAAATTTTATTAAAAAAATATTTATTAACTAGAAGTGATGAAAATATAGCTTTATTTGTAACAAGCAAGAAACCGCATAATAGGTTAGGAGGTAGAAGTATACAAAGAGAAATTAAAAATATTGCCATAAGAGCTAAAATAGATAAATCTATTTATCCACACCTATTTAGGCACTCTTTTGCTACACATAAGTTAAATTCAGGAATGCCATTGCCAGTTATACAGCATCTCATGGGACATGAAAATCCATCTACTACACAGGTATACGCAGAATTAAGTGAAGAAAATGTAATGCATGAATATAAAAAAATATCTTAAGGAGTGTAACTATGGTTAAAATGAAAGGAAAAGTAAGAGTACTTATATTACCATATAAAGATTTTAAACATAGAATTAGGCTTACTAAGTATTATGAAAAAGATTATAGTATAGAAAACATGAATGGTTATTTATATATGGTTAGGAGGAACAAACGTGTGTAAGAGAGGAGAGTATTCAATCAAAGAGGAAAACTTCATAAAAGATAATTATTTAAAAATGAGCAATAAACAGCTTGCTAAAGAATTAAATAGAAATATTCAATCTATTAGTAATAAATTAATATCCTTAGGTTTATATAGATTTGATTTTAATAAAAAATTATCAATATCAACTCCAGATGAAGGGACCATTAAAATAAAAAATAAGTTTAAAGTTGATAAAGAACAAGCAAAATTAATTTATAAAAACTGGAGAAAAAATTATACAAAAAGTAGGGTGATATAAAATGTTAGAGACTATATTAGGAACTATAGCTATAGTTAGTGTGACTATGTTAATAGCAATTAGAAAAGTTAAGAAGGATAAGAATATTTTATGTAATTACAATTGTGAAAATTGTAGAGAGCAAGATGTGTGTTGTATAAAAAAGGAGGGTAAGAATGAAAGAAACCTATAAAAATCTATTAGAACTGATTAAAATAAATGAAAACATAAAACACAATTGTGAAAGCAATTTAGAATTAATAGAGAAATTTTTATTAAAGCAAGGCCCAAAAGGGTTTCCTAGTGGTACAAGTTATTTAGATGCTGATTGTATCCATGGGAGCAAAGGGGAAATGCATGTAGAAGACTATGGTAGATTAATGAGTGAATGTGAAAAACTTAAAAATATGATTTTTTTACAAGATAATATTCTGAAAGGACTTTATGAAACTAAAAAAAATATAGATGAAAAATTAAAGGATCTAGAGGGAATTGAATATGAGGTAGCTTATTTAAAATTAGTTAAAGGGTACACAATAAATGATATTGCAAAGGAGCTTCACATAAGTGAAATATATGCAAAAAAAATAAGTGCTAAAATATAAAGAGTATACTTTTTATATACTTTATTTTTTAAAAAAAGTGTTACAATGGTAGTATAGAAAAAGCAGGAACTTATCGTACAAGGTAACTGCGAAAATAAAAAATAAACATATTGTGTATGTACTAAAAGCACTTAAGGTAAATTAAAACCTTAGGTGTTTTTTATTTGTGAAAGGATGTGAGGATATGCTAAGTATGTATACAGGCTTCTTATGTTATAGTTGTAGAAATGAATTTATATTGCTATCAGAAGAATTAGAAAGAACAAAAGGATATTTAGTATGTCCTTACTGTACAAGTAGAAAGGTAAAAAAACAAAATGCAACAGATAACTTAAAGGAATGCATGAAAGAAAAAGTTTATAAAAGAGTACATGGAGCTATAAGGCAGGTGACAAAATGAATTTTGTCGAGCCTATTCGTGATAAACAAAAGGTAAGGGATATCCAAGACTATTTAAAACAAACCAATCCAAGAAATTATATTATGTTTATAACTGGAGTTTACACAGGTCTTAGAATTTCAGATATATTAAAGCTTAAAGTTAAAGACGTTAAAAATAAAGAAGGGATATATCTAAGAGAAAAAAAGACTAGTAAACAAAATATTATAGCGCTAAATAAGCTTTTAATAAAAGAATATAAATGGTTTTGTGGTAATTTGGAAGGTTATGAGTACTTAATAAAAAGTAGAGAAGGTATTAATAAACCTTTAAGTAGAGTAAGAGCTTATGAGATCATAAGAAAAGTTGGGAAAGATTTTGGAGTTGAGAATCTAGGAACTCATACAATGAGGAAGACATTCGGATATCATTACTATAAAAAGACGAAAGATATAGGAACACTAATGAATATGTTTAATCATAGTGCACCAAGTATTACGTTAAAGTACATTGGCATAAGTCAAGACACTATGAATAAAGCTAGAAGGGAATTCAATATTTGATATTGGATTTATTTTTTTATCTTAATAGTTTAACATAACGGGTGCGTGTTAAATTGATTTCCACTAAAGTGTATTAAAACATTGAAAAATAAATACCTAAGATAACTAAGGAGAGTTTAACAGAATATTAGATATGTTAAATACATTAGAACAAGATAATCCTAATATGGTAAAATATATATTAGGAGGTGGTAATATGGACAGAGATGAATTAGTAAAGATTATTTTAAAAGCACTGAAGAGTGATGAAGAAAATAATACAAATGAATTTTGGGATAAAATGAACAATGTAGGATGCACTGAGTTGATGCTTGCCCAAACTATAAACTATTTAAGAGATCATGAAATGATAAGTGGACGAAAGCAAGAAATAGGTATGAAAGGTGATCCATCATTTGTAACTGGTTTAAATATAACTCCAATAGGATTACAATATCTTAAAGAAAATTCTTTGCCTAAGAAAGTATTTAAAGTAGCAAAAGATATAAAAGATTTTATAAAATAGAACCTATAGTAAGGTTCTATTTTTATTTTAAAAGAGTAGGTGCTAGAATATGTCTAACTTTTATAAATCAACTAATTGGATTAATAAAAGAAAACAAATATTAAAAAGGGATAATAAAGAATGTCAAAGATGTAAAGCTAATGGAGGCTACCATAAAGCTGAATGTGTTCATCACATTAAACATTTAAGAGATAGACCAGATCTAGCATTAACAGACAGTAACCTCATAAGTCTATGCTATACATGTCACAATGAGGTTCATCCAGAGAAGTTACATAGGAATTATAAGCCTAGATTTAAGAATAAAGAACGTTGGTAAGTCTTGATATTACTACCCCCAGTTAAAAATTTGAATTTTTTCGGAGAGCTAAAAGACCGGTGGAGTACCCGACAAAAGATATTTTCTCAAAAAAGTAACATGAGAGGGGGGTGCAACTTAAAAAAATAAGGTGTGCAAACCCTAAAAATAGGCTAGAATTGAGGTGGTGATTTTGGATGAAAAAGAGGATTTAATAATTAAGGATAAAGCTTATAAAGACTATGTTTCTGGAATGAAGTATAAAGATATTGCAGAAAAATATAGTGTATCTATTAATACAGTTAAAAGTTGGAAACGTAGATTGAATTGGCAAAGGAAAACGAACCCTAAAAAGGGTGCAAAGTTGCAAGAGTTGCAAGAGTTGGCAAAAGACATAAAAGAGGATCTATTAAAGCAACTAAAAGAAAATGAAACTCATGGGAAGCATTATGAAGATTTAGTAAGTGATTATATGGCTCTATGGGATATTAAAAATAGACTTATAGCAGATATAAAAGAAAGAGGTGTATCTGTAGAGTGGAATAATGGAAAACAAGTAGGTAGAAAGAAAAATGATAGTATACCAGAACTCAACAAAACAAGTGCTCAAATGCTTAAGATTTTAGCAGAATTAGGCTTAAAACCATCACCAAAGGAAAATAGCGATAATGATGACGAAATGTAAATTCAATAAATACATTGATGATTATATGGATAAAATATGCAGCGGTAAAATACCAGCATCTAAAGAATTACATCAGGCCATGGATTATATTGAAGAAAAGTTAAGCAATTCTGATGTAATTATAAAACATGATATGATTGACAAGGCGATAGAGCTTACCGAACGATACTTCGATATGAAGTTATTAGATTGGGAGCTTTTTATTTTTGCTCTAATTCATTGTTACTATAAAAGTTCTGACATGGTTGTATTTGATGAATTTTTAATAGTTATGGGTAGAGGAAACGGGAAAAATGGATTTATAAGTCCAGTATCTTGGTACTTAACAACTCATTATCATGGAATCAAGGGATATAATGTGGACATTATAGCTAACTCAGAGGATCAAGCTGAGACAAGTTTTAATGATGTTTATGAAGTACTAGAGAAAACATGGAAGAAATCTAAAAAGTTTTTTACAAAAACAAAGGAAATAATAACCAACACTAAAACTAATTCTTATATAAAATATAATACCTCTAATGCTAAAACTAAAGATGGTAAGCGTAGTGCTTGTCTTATTTTTGATGAAATACATGAATATGAAAATTATGATACTATAAAAGTCTTTACGAGTGGGTTCGGTAAAAGAAAACACTCAAGAACATTTTACATAACCACTAATGGCTATGTTAGAGATGGGGTTCTAGATGAACAATTACAACTAGGCAAAGATGTTCTTGATGGGAAAATAAAGGATTTAGGTTTACTTCCTTTGATTTATAAAATAGATAAAAAAGAAGAATATAAAAATCCAGATATGTGGGTTAAAGCTAATCCATCATTACCTTATTTTACTGAGCTGCAAAAAGAAATGAAAAAAGCATTTAAGAAAATGAAGTATCAAAATCATATAGCACTTGATTTTATGACTAAGAGAATGAACATGCCAGCACAGGATAATTTTACTGCAGCAGTTCCATGGGAAAAAATAATAAAAACTAACAGGACAATTCCATATAAAGATTTACAAGGTATGCAATGCTTAGGTGCTCTTGACTATGCTATGGTAACTGACTTTGCTAGTTGTGGATTGCTATTTAAATACAATGGTTTAAGGTACTGGGTTGAACATACTTTTGTATGTCATAAAGCTTTAGAGATAGAAAGTAGGCCTATTAAATTTCCTGTTAAAGAAATGGAACAACGAGGACTTATAACAATAGTAAAAGGAGATAGTATTACTCCGGATATAATAGCTAACTGGTTCTTAGAGCAACAGAAAAAATATAATATCTTAAATATCTATGCAGATGATTATAGAGAAAAATTATTAAAAGCAAAATTTAATGAAGTTGGGCTACCTCTTCACACAGTAAGAAGTGGACCTATAACTCATGCAAAGGTAGCACCTCTTATAGAAAGTATTTTTGCTGAAGAACAAATGGTTTTTGGAGATAATCCAACAATGAGGTGGTATATAAACAATACTTATCAAGAGTTAGATAAGAAAGGAAATATTACTTATAAAAAAATAGAGCCAAAAACAAGAAAGACAGATGGTTTCTTTGCCCTCATACACGTACTTAGCAAGGACGAAGAATTGAAAGAGCAAACAGGGTATATGAGGTTAGATGTTCATACATATTAACATGAAAGGGGGTGAGGAATTGGGATAAGTAGTTGGTTTCTAAATCTATTTGGTAAAAATAAAATAGTTCAACTTGATGGAGTGTACGGATCACTTGAAGGGGAATTGTTTTATAAGCAATTAGCTATAGAAAGTTGTATAAATATAATTGCAAATTGTATTTCAAATTGTGAATTTCTTACTTATGAAAATGGAAAGGAAGTAAGAAAAGAAAATTATTATTTATTTAATGTTAGACCTAATCAAAATTTATCATCTAGTGAATTTTGGAGGAAAGCAATTTATAAATTATTTATAGATAATGAATTATTGATAGTACAAGTTAATGATAACTTTTATATAGCTGATAAATTTAATACAACAGAATATGCATTGAAGGATAATACTTATAGTGATGTTATAGTTGATGACTATCCTTTAAAAGATATATTCAAGGAAAGTGATGTATTTCATCTAACTTTAAATAATTCTAAGGTAAAAAATCTCATTGACGGATTATATGTAGGATATGCCAAACTTATTAAAGCTGGACAGGTAAGTTATATAAAATCAAAAACAAGGCGTGGAACATTAAACATAGATAGTAATTATCCTCAAACAGAAGATGCTCAGGCAGATTTACAAGATTTAATGGATAATAAATTTAAAACATTCTTTCAATCAGAAAAAGATGTTGTATTACCACTTCAAAAAGGTTTATCTTACAATGAATTAGGATTGAATAATAAAGGTAAATCTGTTGGTGAAGTTAGAGATGTGCGATCTTATATCAATGATATTTTTGATTTTGTGGGGATTGCATTTAACGTGCCGCCACAACTTATAAAAAATGATATAGCTGATACTGATAATGCTATTACTAACTTACTTATGTTTTGTATTAATCCATTAGCAAAATTAATTTCTAATGAAATTAATATGAAGTTTTATCCTAAAGAACAATATTTAAATAGGACTTATACAAAACTTGATACCAGCAGAATAAGAGTTACAACATTAAAAGATATTGCTAATGCTTTAGATATTCTAACTAGAAATGGAATAAATGAAGTTGATGATAATTTAATAGCCTTAGGAAGAGAACCTAAAGGTGGAGAGATAGGAAAACAAAGATTTGTAACTAAGAATTATATGCCTATTAAAGAAATGATAAAGGAGGGAACTTAAGTATGGATAATATAAAAATCCCACAAATTAAGACTAAGCTGCAGGTTAATAATTCAGTTGAAAATGATGTAGCTGAGATGTACTTATATGGTACTATCCGTAAAGGTTATTGGTGGGATGATGAGGATGATTGCATTAGTGCAAAACGTGTTAAAAATGCACTTGCGGATTTAAGAGATAAAGATGTAAATATACACATAAATAGTGGTGGTGGAGATGTATTTGAATCTATAGCAATATGTAATTTGTTAAAACAACATGGTGGGAATATAACTATTACAATAGATGCTTTAGCAGCAAGTGGAGCTAGTGTAATTTGTATGGCAGCAAATAAAATTGTAATGCCTAAAAATAGCATGATGATGATTCACAAAGCATGGACATGGACAGATGGAAATGCTGATGATTTAAGGAAAGTTGCCGCCGATTTAGATAAAATGGATAGTGCGGTATTGGCATCTTACAAAGACAGATTTATAGGAACAGAGGAAGAGCTAAAAGCATTAATAAAAGAAAGTAGTTGGTTTACTGCAGAAGAATGCAAGTCTTTAGGTTTTTGTGATGAAATACTAGACGAACAACAGGAGCCGGAAGAACCGGAAGAAAATATTAAAAATTCTATATTAAATAAATATATGAATAAAGTTAAAGAACCACAGGAACTTAAACAGGAGCCACAAGTGGTTGAAAATAAAAATAAACAAGCTATACAAAATTTATTTAAAAATTTAGGAGGTATTAACTAATGGCAATGATTAATCCAGATTTACAAAATAAAATACAGGCAGAAACACAAGAAAAAATTAAAAATGCATTAGAAACTGGTAAGACAGAGGATTTATCTAATGCAATAGTAGCTATGGCTACAGATATTGAAACCAACATAATGAAGCAAGCGAAAGCTACTATAAATGAAGATTTGAATGATAAGACTGTATTAAATAAAAGAGGTTTAAATCCTTTAACTGCAGAAGAAACAAAATACTACAATGAAGTAATATCAAAAGGCGGATTTAATGGTATAGAAGAACTAATGCCTAAAACTGTAATAGATAGAGTATTTGAGGATTTAGAAAAGGAACATCCTTTGTTATCTAAGATAGACTTTGTTAATACCACAGGAATAACGGAATGGATAACTAGAACTAAAGAGGTTGAAGGGGCATGGTGGGGACCACTTGCGGATGAAATTAAAAGGAAATTAGATAATGGCTTTAAGAAAGAAAAGACAAACTTATTTAAACTAAGTGCTTATATCCCGGTTACTAAATCTATGCTTGATTTGGGACCACAATGGCTAGATAAATTTGTAAGAGCAATGCTTACTGAATCTATGGCTATTGCTTTAGAATTAGCTATTGTAGCAGGAACAGGAAAAGAACAACCCATAGGAATGCTAAAAGATTTATCTGCAGCAGTAACAGATGGAGTATATTCAGATAAAGTAGCTACTAAATTAACAGACTTTTCTCCAGCGACTTTAGGTAAAAACATCATGGCTCCACTTACTAAAGAAGGAACTAGAAATGTAACGGGAGTTATAATGGTAGTTAATCCGATGGATTATTGGGAAAAAATCTTTGGACAAACTACTTTTTTAACTGCATCAGGAACTTATGTATATGGATTATTACCAATCCCAGGAGATATAGTACAATCTGTTGCGGTTCCAAAGGGTAAAATGATAGTTGGTATGGCTAAAGATTATTTTATGGGGATAGGATCTAGTCAAAAAATTGAGTATTCTGACCAGTATCATTTTCTAGAAGATGAAAGGGTATACCTTGCTAAGCAATATGGCAATGGTAAGCCAAAAGATAATGATAGCTTCCTAGTTTTTGATATAAGCAATTTAGAAACAGAACCACCAAAAGCTACTAAGGCTAAGTAGGTGTGATAAATGCTTGAAGAGTTAAAAAGATATCTTAGAGAAGAAGACAATGAGGATATTTTAAGCGATATATTAAAAGATGGAGAAAAATATTTAAATAGATTAGCTGGGATTGAATTAGATTATTTTAATAATATCCTAGCTAAAACTCTTTTATTGGACTATTGCAGATATAAATATAATAATGCAAGTGAATATTTCTTAGAAAACTTTAGCGAAGATATTTTAAGATTACAGCTTGAAAGTGCGGTGAAAGATTATGCTAAACAAAACGCAAGTGACGAAAAAATTAGCACGAACCAAGAATAAGAAAATTAAAATTATAATAACTAATGAAAATGCTATTGATGAGGATGGATATCCTATTGAAGGTGAAAAGACTACCAAACCCGTATATGCTAATGTAAAAAGTCTTAGAGGAAGCGAGTTTTATCAGGCTAGTCAAGTTAACGCACAAGATAATAAGATTTTTTATATTAATTATTTTCCTGGTTTAAATCCAAAGGCTCAAATAGAATATAAAAATGAAATATATGAAATAATTGCACCACCAGTTAATATAGATGAAGCTAATATGGAATATGAAATTAGGGCAAAGTTGGTGAAAGCTAGTGGCTAGTATGGAATTAGATGGAATGGATAACTTAATTAGAAAAATAGGAGATATGGGTAAAGCAGGAGTAAGGGTAGAAAATGCTGCATTAAAAAAAGCTGGAGAATTAATTGTAGAAGAAGCTAAAAATAATGTGCCTGTTAAAACTGAAAAACTGAAAAAAGGATTAAAGGTAAGTGGTGTTCGTAAAAAGAATGGTAATAAATTTGTTTTGGCTGGAATACAAAAAGGAGATAACTCTAGAATATTCTATGGAAAATTTTTAGAGTTTGGTACAAGTAAAATGAAAGCACAACCATTTATGGGGCAAGCCTACGAATCTAAAAAGGAAGAAGCTAAAGAAATAATAAAGCAAGAATTAAAAAATGCTTTAGGATTATAAATATATTTTTAGAATAAGTTTAGATATGCAATTAGTATATTGAAATAATTCTAAAATCTATAAAATTATTACAAGGAGGTTTTTGTATGTGAATATAAATAAATTTGTAATTGATGCATTAAAACCTATAGATATTCCTGTAGCTTTTGAAACTTATATTGGTTCAGAGTCAACCTATATAACATTTTCAGAATACTTGGAACAAGGAGAAAGTTATTTTGATGATGAAGAACAAGCAACAGGACACTATGTACAAGTTAATGTGTTTAGTAAAGGCAACTATAGTAAAATAGTAAGTAAAGTTAAAGAGTTATTAAAAGAAGTTGGATTTATAAGAAAGACAGAGCATGGATTATATGAACCTGATACTCAAATTTATCATAGAGTATTGAGGTTCTTTTTTATTGAAGAAAATGAGGAGGGTAAATAAATATGGCTATTAAAGGCTTACATGGATTTAAATATGTAAAATTAAATAAAGATGATGAAAACTTATTTGAATATGATAAAGAAATAAAAAGACTTATAGGTGCTAGAAATGTAAAAATAAAACCTAAAGTTGATACTGCTGAATTATATGGTGATGACCAATTACTTGAAACAGCTTCTAGTTTAGGTGCAATCGATGTGGAAATAGATGTAGCAGATTTAACGCTTGAGCAGAGAAGTGATTTACTAGGATACAAATATGAAAATGGTGTACTTATAGAGGATAAAACCTTTAATCCACCAGAAATTGCGTTTGGCTTCGTAGCACCTAAGAGCAATAATGGTGAGAGAATGGTATGGCTTACTAAAGGGAAGATGGAACCACTTGAAGAAGAAGCTAAAACACAAGACGGGAAAGTTGCTCTTCAAACGCAAAAAGTTAAATTTAAGTTTATGCCTAGAATATATGATGGTGTACATAAGTATACAGCTGATACAAATACGGAAGATGCACCAAAAGAAGAAGAATTTTTTACTGTTGATTTTCTTAAAACAGGGAAAAAAGTCAGTACTCAATTAGAGGGAAATAAGGAGAAAATATAAATGAATGATATAAAACAAACTGGTATCAAAGTGATTTTAGATAAAGAAAGATATGTAATTTTTGATTTAAATGCTTTATGTGAGTTAGAAGAAAAGTACGATAGTATTGAGAAAGCATTAGAAACATTAACTCCTAAGACTGGAATGCCTAAAATGAAAGACGTAAGATATATTTTTTATTTAGGATTAAAAACAGATGATGAACAGTTAACAGAGAAAAAAGTTGGTTCACTTATAACATTAAATAATATAGAAATTATAACTGATGTAATAGGAAATGCTATGTCAGGTTCTTTACCAGAGCCAACAGGTGATGAAAAAAACAAATAAGCCAATCCGAGGATAAAACATTGCCTTGGAGTTGGCTTTTTTACATTGGAAAGGTTCAACTAGGATTTTCTGAGAGAGAATTTTGGAAGCTTACATTAAGAAAATTATTATTAACATGGGAAGAACATTGTAAGTTTAGTGGTTGGGCTAATGAAGAAAAAAAAGAAAATGATGTTTATATAGACCAATGTAGTTGGTTATAAGAGCTTAGGAGACTAGGCTCTTCTTTATTTCTTATGGAAAGGAGGGGAATGCATGGCAGAAGATGTAGGAAGTCTCGTAGTACGAGTGGCTATGGAAAATTCTAATTTTCAACAAGGTATACAAAACTTAAATAGATCTATGAAAGTTATACAAAGTGAATTTAAAAATGCAACAAATGGATTAAAAGATCATGGAAAAGGCTTAGATGGCCTTAAATCTAAGCAGGAAATGCTTAGTAAATCTATAGATGTACAAAGTAAAATAGTACAACAATATAAAGATAAACTAAAACAAAGTAAAGATACTTTAAGTAAAAATGCAGAAGCACAAGCTAAGTTAAAAGAAAAAGTTGAAGCAGCTAAAAGTGCATATGAGCAGAGTAAAAATACTTTAGGTGAAAATAATACTAAAACTAAAGAATTAAAGCAAAGTTATGAACAGCTAAGTTCTGAATATTCTAAGAATGAGGAAAAACTACGGAACAATGTTAGAGCAGTTGATAATTGGACAACAAAAGCTAATAATGCTGAATCTAAACTTAAAGGTATGCAACAAGAGTTTTCTAGTACATCTAAAGAAATAGCTAAACAAGAAAGTTCATGGGATAAATTATCTGTTAAATTAGACAACATAGGTAAAAAATTTGACATGATAGGCAAGAAAATGCAATCTATAGGTAAAGATTTAACTGCAAAATTAACTACTCCAATCGCAGGAATAGGAGTAGTAGCTTCTAAAATTGGGATGGACTTTGAAGCAAGTATGAGTAATGTTAGTGCTCTAAGTGGAAATACTGGAAAAGACTTAAAGCAATTAGAAACAGCGGCAAGAGATGCTGGAGCTAGTACTAGTAAGAGTGCAAAAGATGCAGCGGATGCGCTAGGATATATGGCGTTGGCTGGGTACGATAATAAACAGATGATGGAAGCGTTAATGCCAGTGTTAAGGCTATCCGAAGCAGGCAATTTAGACTTAGCACGTACTTCTGATTTAGTAACGGACTCTTTAAGTTCCCTCGGAAAGAGTACAAAAGATTTACCTGTATATTTAGACCAAGTTGCTAAGACCGCTGCAAGTAGTAATACAAATATAGATGCGCTTATGGAGGGATTAATTGTTTGTGGTGGTACAGTTAAAAATTTGAATGTACCTTTAGATGAAGCAAATACGCTCTTAGGAACATTAGCAAATAGGGGTATTAAAGGCTCAGAAGCAGGTAATAGTTTTAACTCTATATTAATAAATCTTACTTCTGGCGCTGGCCAAGCAGGAGAAGCTATGGAAAAGCTCGGTTTAAGTGCTTTTGATAGTAATGGTAAATTTAAAGGTGTAACAAATGTACTTTTAGAGCTTAAAGAAAAAACCAAGAACATGACAGAAGAACAAAGGAATATGTATTTAGCTATGATTGGTGGTAAGACGCAGATTACTACTTTACAAGCTCTTTTAAGTGGTGTTGGAGAAGAATATGGGGATTTAAGAGGAAAAATACAGGATAGCAATGGAGCATTAGATAAAATGGCTATAACTATGCAGGATAATAATAAAGGCTCTATTACATCTCTTAAATCCGCATTAGAAGAGTTAGGAATAAAAATATATGATGTACTAAAACCTGCTATAGCTAATGTAGTGGATAAGTTAAAAGAATGGACTGAAAAATTAAATAATTTAACTCCAGCACAGCAACAAGCAATAGTAAAAATTGCCGGGATGGTAGCAGCCATTGGGCCATTATTACTAATAGGTGGAAAATTAGCAGCTGGTATAGGTAAAATAATAACAATATTTAGTACTATAAGTGGAGCAATAGCAGTTGTCACAACTGGAGCTGCAGCAGCAACTCCAGCAATAGGAGCTTTAGCAACAGCGTTTACTGTATTAACAGGGCCTGTTGGAATTGCAATAGCAGCTATAGCTGGTATTGGAGCAGCTGCCTATGCAACACATAAACATTTTTCAAAGGAAGCAGTCCCAAGTGTAGATCTATTTGCAAACAAAACTGAACAAACAGCACAAAGAGTTAAGGCAGCGAATGGGCAAATGGTAACTGTTTATGGACAAACTACAACTAAAATTTCAGAAGAAACTAAAAAGGCTGTTGGATCTTATATGGAGCTAGATAAAGGAGCTACAAAAAGCCTTACAAATCTATATACCAATGGAATTAAAATAACACAGAAAAACGGAAAACAGTTACAAGATACTTATAATCAAATGAATTCACAAATTAAGACGGGCATAGATAAACAGCACCAAGATAGAATTAAAGGTATTCAAAAGTTTTTTGCAAATAGTAAATCCATATCAGCAAAAGAGCAATCACAAATTATTGCTAAAGAGCAACAACATAATGCAAAGATGCAATCGAATCAGCAAGCACTAGCTAATAAGATTAATTCAATAATCCAAAATGCTGCTAGTAAAAATCGTGAATTAAAAGCAGAAGAAGTAAAAGAAATTGAAGTGTGTCAAAAACAGATGCAAGAAAATGCTGTTAAACACTTATCTGAAAGCGAAACAGAATCAAAGGTTATAATGGAGAGAGTAAAAAGTTATAATGGTCGCATGAGCGCCGAGCAGGCAAGTGAAGTCATTAAAAACGCAGAATCACAAAGAGTAAAAACTGTAGATCAAGCTAATAAACAATTTTTAGAAACAAAAGCTAATATCGAAAATATGCGAGATGTAACAGGAAGCATAACTAAAGAACAGGCTGATAAAATGATAAAGGACGCAGAAAAGCAAAGAGATGGAAGTGTAAAAAAAGCAGATGAATTGAAGCAGGGTGTCGTTAATAAAGTAAAAGAAATGAATTCTGATGTTATAAAAGATGTTGATACTTCAGATGGGCATATAAAAACTACTTGGGAAAAAACAAAAGAATCTGTTTCTACAAAAGCACAGGAAATGAAAAATTCTGTGGTTGAAGCGTTTAACCAAAAGAAAAAAGAGGTAACTGATAAGGGCAACGAAATAAAAGAAAGTATAACCACAAAATGGAATGAAACAGTAGAATGGTTTAACACACTTCCAAGTAGACTTAGAGAAAAAGCTCATAATATGTTTGAAAGTATGCGACAAGGAATAAATGAAAAAATGGCAAGTGTGAAACAAAGTGCTACAGATATTGGAGAAAGTATTAAAAATGCTTTTACATCTATTCCAGAAAAGATGCGTACTATTGGCCATGATATAATGGAAGGCCTTAAAAATGGAATTAGAAATAGAATAGATTCTATTAAGGAAGCTGCTAGTGAAGCAGCAAGAGCAGTAGAGGAAAAAGTTAAAACTGTTTTAGATATTCATTCGCCTTCTAGAGTTATGATGGAGTTAGGTAAATACACTAGCCAAGGATTGGCCTTAGGTATATTAGAAGATATAGATAAAGTAGAGAAAGCAGCTTCATTAGCAGCGCAGACTATTAAAGATATAACAGAAGGCAAATTATCAGATGTAAAAGTAAAAACTAATACTAATGATAGAGAAATAAAAGATAGATTAGCAAGGCAATTAAATTGGGGCGCTAATAATAAAGCGGAATATCAGAAGTATTTGGAATTTATAAATAAACTTAATAAAGAAGAGGTAGAACAAAGTAAAGAATACCTAAAGGAAGATTATGAAAATCGTGTTAAAAGTCTTGATGATAGACTAAAAATACTTAAGAATGAAAATTCGGTAGAGCTACAAACAGAAAAAGCTAGGGTAGATGCTCAAATAGCTTACTATCAACAGTTACAACGTAATACTAAAGATAAGAATGCTAAGGCTAATTATGTTAATGAAATTGCTGCCTTAAAACAGTACCAAAAGCAAGTGTTAAATACAACCAAAGCTAATCAAAAGGCACAGGTAGATACTTTGGAAAGGTCTAAGAAAGCATTAGAAGAGTATTATAAACATGGGTTAAATTTATTAGATAAAAGAGAAAAAGATGTTAAAAAGTCATTAAAAGTCCAAGAAAATGTATTTAAAGATTTAATGATTACTTATGATACTGCAATTAAAACTCTAAGTATAAAAACAGGTGACTTAATAAAAGATCTGGAAAATCAAGAGGCTATAGTAGTAGTACAAAGCAAAAAAGTAGAAGATTTAAGAAAAAGGTATGAAGATTTAGCTTATACATTTGGAGTTACTGCGGATGAAGCAATAAAAGCTCGTGAAGAATTTGAAAAAGCTAGAGTAGAATTAGAGAATATGGCTAATGCAGTTTCTGAAGTTAGTAAAAAAATAGCTGAAGATATAAATAAATTTCAAAAAACTGTTATAGATGCACTTAGAGAAAGATATGCACAACAATTTAAATTGGAAGAAGATGCATTAAAAGAAGAAATAACAAATTTAGATAATTGGAAAAAAGAAAGTTTAGATAGAATTAATAGCGTATATGATGAGAGAATAAAAAAAATTGAAGAAAGTTCTAAAGCACAAATTGAAGCATTGCAAGAAGAAATACAAGCAATAGATGATGCTGAAAAAGCTAAAAATAGAAACGATGAAGATGAACAGGATATTAAAAAAATAAATGATTTAAAAGCAAGCATAGAGTTTGAACATAACGACTTTAATAAAGAACAATTAAAAAAAGAACTAGAAAAGGCTATAGAAGAGAGAGAAGAAAAACTTAGAAAAAGAAATATAGAAGATAGAAAAGCAGAATTAAATGAACAGATTAAAAATATACAAGATAGCACTAATAAAGAAAAGGAAATTTTGCAGAAACAAAAACAGGAAGAAACAGAAAAAATAAATAAGTTATATGAATTTGAAAAAGAAACCCTTAATAATAGAATGACTAATCTTAAAGAGTTTTACGATAATAAAACATCTGCGGCACAACTTCAAGCAGAAGCAGAAAAAATGATTATGAATAAGAATCAAGCAGAGATTATAGAGCTTTTACATTCTTATAGTAAAGAGTATGAACTAGCAGGACAAACATTAGGAGAGAGACTTGTAGAAGGATTTAAACCTGCTATAGATGAAATAAAAGACATGATAGCAAGTATAACAGCAGAAATTAATGCTGCTAAAGATAGTGCAATAGCAACGAAAGCTCTAGTACAGAATATAGATAATCGTAGAAGTGCAAGTTATAATATAGAGGTAAAAAGTAGAGGTAGAACATTCAGTGATGATATTAGAGAAGCCGAAAGTATGGCTAGAAGATTAACTTTTCAAACGACATAAAGGAGTGAGAATTTGCAAAAATTAATTATAAATACAGACAGAGGGCAGAGCATTACATTGGGTAATTCTCGCCCTTTTATTTTATCTAAAATTGATAATACTGCTGGAGTAAAAACAAATATAATAACTACTAAAAGTCCTTACCAAGATGGAAAAAACTATCATGGGACAACTTTAGAAGATAGAGTATTGCCTGTTACTGGTGCAATAATATCTACAAGTACAGAAGATCTATATAGAAAAAGAATGAATTTATGTTCTATATTTAATCCTAAAGCAAAAATAAATATAACATATATAAATAATGCTGGAGAACATTCTATTGAATGTGTAGTACAAGATAGTCCAGTATTTAATAAAAAAACTGGACTTATGCAAGAGTTTTTAGTGCAATTGTATTGTCCAAGTCCATTTTGGCAAGATATTTATGAAACCAAAGAAGAAGTGGCTCTATGGATAGGAGATTTTGAATTCATGTTGGAAATTCCAGATGAAGGTATAGAAATGGGACACAGAGAGAGCAATTTAATAGTTAATATATTTAATGATGGAGATATTGAATGTGGTATGAGAATAGAATTCACAGCATTAGCAACAGTAGTTAATCCAAGCTTATTTGATATAAATACAAGAAAGTATATAAAAGTTAAAAGAAGCTTACAAGCAGGAGACAAGTTGATAATTAACACAAAGTTCGGAGATAAAACAGTAGAAATGATTAGGAGTAATGGAGAAAGACAAAATGTTTTTAACTGGATAGACCTAGATAGTGAATTTTTGCAATTAAATGTAGGAGATAATTTATTTCGCTATGATGCAGAACAAGGAATTGATAATTTAGAAGTAGCTATATATTATAAAAAGAACTACTTAGGGGTGTAGTCTATGATAAGAATATTTGATAAAAACCTAAATTTTTTAGGTGAAATAGATAATTACGAAAATTTAATATATACTAGGAGATTTAGTAAAATTGGAGGTTTTGAACTACATATAAATATGAACAAAAATCATACTGATAAGCTACAAGATAGTAACATTATTATGATTAATAATAATCCTAATAAATGTGGAATTATAATGCATAGAGAGAATTTACAAGATGAAGGTAATAGTTCAGAAACTTTAGTAATAAAAGGATTAACTCTTAGTAGTCTATTAAATAAAAGAGTTATTATTCCAGCAGTTGGGGAAGCTTATTCAATTTCTATTGGAACTATTGAAAGCATAATGAAAGACTTTGTGAATAAAAATGCAGTAAATCCAGTAGATAAAGATAGAATTATTGAAAATCTAATTATAGCTAAAAACAAAAATAGAGGGAAACAAGATAAATGGAGGGCTAAATATAATGAAAATCTTTCTGATAAGTTAACCGAAATAGGCGAGTATGGGAATTTAGGTTATGAGGTGTTATTTGATTACCACGAAAGAAAACTTATATTTGATGTTATAGAAGGTAGAAATCTAACAGATGGCCAAGAAATATTACCACCAGTTATATTTTCAACTAAATATGATAATTTGAATAAAAAGCATTTTATAGAAAGTACTCTTAATTATAAAAATGTAGCGTATTGTGGTGGAAAAGGATTAGATGAAGATAGATTAATACAACAGGTGGGGAATGCAAAAGGAATAGATAGAATAGAAACTTATTTTGAATGTAGTAATTTAGAAACTATAGAAGATTTAAAAACAGAGGGAAAGCAAAAATTAGAGGATTATAACAAGATATATTCATTTGAAACTGGTATAAATCCATTCAAACCTTTTAAATATGGACAAGATTATGATTTAGGGGACATAGTAACACTCCAGGATAAAAAAATGGGGATTACTATGAATGCAAGAATAGTTGAAATTAAAGAAATATATGGCGATATGTTTAACATTGAAATTATATTTGGTACTAACATTCCTAATTTTTTAGATAATATAAGAAAAGAAATTAAAAGGGTGGTGAGATAATGGAAAAAAGCAGTTTTTTTAACTCTATAAATCATGACAGAAGATATAAAGCTGAGGAATTTGCGGAATATTTTGCAAGTTTTATTGGAGATGGTATATTCCCTAATCCAAGCACAAATTTGCAAGTGTTAAGTAATAATGATATGACTGTTAATGTTAAACAAGGCAAAGCTTGGATTAAAGGTTATTTTTATGTTAATACAGATGATTTAAAACTTAAGATAGATGTTGCAGATAGTGTCCTAAGTAGAGTAGATAGGATAGTTTTAAGAAAAGATGTAGCCCAAAGGAAAATATATTGTTATGTTAAAAAAGGACAATTTGCAAGTTCGCCAGTTGCTCCAGCTCTTCAGCGTGATGCTGATATGTATGAATTAGGACTTGCAGATATATATGTAAGAGCAGGGGTAATATCTATAATACAAAGTAATATAACAGATTTGAGATTAAACAAAGAGCTATGCGGAATAGTTCATGGAGCTATAGATCAAGTAGATGTTACAACTTTATTTAATCAATATACTGAAAAATTCAAATTAAAAGAAGAAGAATTTGAAACAGAATTTAAAGAATGGATTACACAATTAAAGGATATTTTGGAAGGAGATGTAGCAGGCAATCTATTAAATTTAATTAATAAAAATAAAGATTCTATATATACAGTACAGGATAATATAGATAAGTTAGATTCACAATTGGCTGATATTACGACATATCAAACAGCTGGAGGAACAGCAACTTCAATAAATCTAAATTTACCTACTTTAGTAAATGGATATGCCACAACATTTATAGTAAGTAGTAACAATAATAAAAATGCTACAACCATAAATGGGAAAAAATTATATAAGCCCAATACAACTACTACACCTAATTTAACTGCAGGAAAAGCGGTTTCGGTTTGGTATAACGCTACTAAAGATTGTTTTTTTATCAAGGCTAGTGCAGAGGGGAACGCCATTGCTGAGAATGTACTAGCAGGAAAGACTTTCAGCAATGATGATGATACTGGTATTGCAGGAACAATGCCCAATAGAGGAACATTCAATCTCGGATTTGGTGCTACTGTACCAGCTGGTTATTATAGTGGTGGAATTGTACCAAATGGTAAAAGATGGGCATGTGGAGAGTTATCAGTAACTATTAATACTGATAGAATAATGTCGGTAACAGGCTTAAGTTTTACACCTTCAAAAGTAATAGTTTCATGTTATAAGTATTCAGGCTCTCCTTATACTGATAGCTTAAATCTTATTATTTCTAATATTGCTGATATATACAATATGTATGGATCGTTTACAGATCACAGTGGTGATGAAATAACTAGTCATGGTGAAAAAATTAAAAGTAGAATAATAACTAGAGGTTTTAATGTATATCTACCAAAAATTGGAGATGGTGGAAATTTAAAATATTGGGCTTATGAATAGGAGGTATATTAATGCAAATAGAGAAAAGAATTATTTTTAATAAAGTTACTGGCACAGTTCTAAACGGTTGTTTAGAAGAACGTTATGATTCTGGTCTAACAGAAAAAATGATTAATGATTTACGACCTAAAGAAATAGATTATATAGATTTGGAATATGGAAGTACAGTGTTAGATAATGTAGAAGAATATCATGTAGATATTAATACTAAAGAAATAGTTATAGATAAATATAAAAAATATACTGAAACAGAAGACGAAAAATTAAAAAGAGAAAAGCAAGAATTAGAAAACCAATTACTTTTATCAGAAAATAAAAATTTAGGAGGTATCTTATAATATGGTTAATGAAATAGTAGTAAGAATAATAGCTGAAAGAATAATAAATAAAGGGGAAAATCCTTTAAGGAAAAGACCTTTTGAACTTGATGATGTAACTAATGAAGAGTATAGAAAAGCAGTAGAAGATTATATAATAACCAATACAGCAGATATTACAGGTGTAGAAGAAGTTACGCAATAGATAAATAGGGCGACATAACTAAATAATTTGTAAAGGTAAAATTACTTTACAAAAATGTCACATAATGTGATACAATTAAGTTAATTAATTGAGAGATAGGGGGACTTATTATGAGTAAAGCCATAGAAATTGCAAAATGGTTTATTAACAATAATGATGGCTTTTCTAATTCTTTTGAAGGAAATATGAAGTTGAATAAATTATTATATTTTTCTCAACTAATTAGCTTAGTTAAAAATGATAAGCCATTATTTAATGATGATTTATATGCATTTAAGAATGGAGTAGTAATAGAGAGTGTAAGAAAAGAGTATTATTGCAACTATTCTCAACTTAAAAAAGATGCTAAATTATTTAAAGAAAGTTTTACTGAAGAAGAAAAAGAAATATTAAAAATTGGAAGTGAAATATTTGGAAATGTTGATGCAGATGAACTTTCACAATTAACACATGAACATGCTTGTTGGAATGATTACTATAATAAATCTAAAAATGATAATTGGTATATGAAAGAAGAAAGCAAAATTCCTGTAGAGGATATATTGACTAATTATCAAGAAGATTTAGAATTAATTAAAAGTATTTTATCCGCTTATTATGAAAATAAAAATTATGACAGTGAAACGGAAAAATTTATTGAAATTAACAATGTTAAATACTTTTTTAATCCTAATGAAATAGATTTAAATGATAATATAATGGATGTTCTTTCTAAGTTCCCTGCTGATGAAAATGCGTACTCCTTATATATGGATGATAAACAAGGTTTGGTAATATATTAGATGATAAAGTGCGGCCAAGGTTTATTATTAGAAATGGATTATGCAGACGGGGAGAGGATTACTAAAAAAAGACCATTTTTAGTAATTGAAGTTTCTGAAAAGAAAATTAAAGTTTTGAATGTTTCAAGTTCCAAAAATAAAGAACATAAATTAGGATTTAAATCTAATAAAAGAATAAATAAATATAATCCACCTTTTTTAAAACCAAGTTTTGTTAAATTAGATGCGTTATATATAATAGAGAAAGATAGTAGGCTAAAACACTTTTTATTAAACAATGGTAGAAAAATATTTCCATTGGAATTAGAAAATATTATTGAAAGTTTCTATAATTTTAAAAAGAATAATACTGTGCTACAAAAAAATACTTCAATAGATGAAATACTGAAAGTTAATGCAGAAGCTTTAAGTGAAGTTGCGGCAGCAAAATAAATTAAGAAACATAATAAAATAGCATAGCAAAAGCTCTTAACAAATAAAAGTTAGGAGTTTTTATTTTTAATTACTGGAGGTGCAATGTGGAATTAAAAGTCTGCGAAGAAAAACATAAAAGGATAGAAGAAAAAATAAATGTACATGATATTAGACTTAATAATCATTCAGAAAGAATTGATAAAATAGAACAAAATCAATCTAGGACAGATACTAAAATTGAAAATCTGTGTGATCAGTTAAAAGAATTAGTAAGCATAATGAAATGGTATATAGGAGTATCAGTAGGAGCTTTAGTAAGCTTCTTTTTTTATGCAATTCAACACAATATTTTTAAATAGAAAGGGTGGTTACATGGAGTTTCTAAAACAATTCTTACAGATTAAAAAGATTATAGCATTACTAACTACTATAGTATTTTGCATTTTAAGTACAAAGGGGAATCTATCAAGTACAGAATTTCTTTCCGTATTTACCTTAATAATAGGATTTTATTTTGGTCAGTCTAGTGCTAGACAGGCTATTAAAGAGCAGGGCGAATAGTTCTGTTCTTTTTTAATAGTAAAAATATAGGAGGTATAAGATGGCTAAAGGAATAGATATAAGTATGCATAATGGTACAGTAAATTTCAGTGCTGTAAAGTCTAGTGGTTGTAATATAGTAATTATAAAAGCTACTGAGGGAGTAAATTATGTAGATCCTTGCTTAAATCAACACTATAATGGAGCAAAAGCACAAGGATTAAACATTGGTTTCTATCACTTCATGTCGGAGAAAACAAACCCTACTCAACAAGCTATAGATTTTTGGAATGCTATAAAAGGAAAACAGTTTAATATAATACCTACTTTAGATATAGAAACTAATAACATGGGTAGAAGTCAAAAACAAATATCGGATAGATGTATAGAATTTTTAACTAAATTCAAGGCTTTAAGTGGCTATAACTGTTTAATATATACAGGAGGTTACTTTGGACGTGATAATTTAGACAGCAGAATTAAAAGCTATCCTGGTTGGATAGCACATTACGGTGTTGATAAACCTATGCAAACAGGATTTCCAGTTGTCGGACACCAATATACCGAAACCGGTAGAGTTAATGGGGTAAGTGGCAATGTAGATTTAAATAATTTTACAGATAAAATATTTATAAATAAAAAGGAGAAAAAGAAAGTGAAAAATTTAGTAGTATACAATAACATATGTGACCAGAGGGCTGCTGAGTATCTAGCAGATAAATTAAACTGTCCAACTATATGGGGAGCGAGACCTTTTGATTATTAAAGCGACACAAATAAATATTTTATAAGGGCAAAGTAGACACCACATAGGTGTTTTTATTTTGCCTATTTTTATAGAAGGAAGGTTAAAAAATGAAATGGGATAAAATATTAAGTACAATTATAGCAGGATTAGGAGCTTGTGCAAATTATTTCTTTGGAGGATTAGATATGGCATTAAAGACATTATTACTACTTATGGTCCTAGATTATATAAGTGGATTAATTTGCGCAGGCAAAGACAAAAGTTTAAGTTCCAGTGCAGGATTTAAGGGGTTGGCTAAAAAAATAATAATACTTATAATTGTTGGGGTTGGTGTATCTGTAGATAATGTTACAGGAGCAAATGGAATAGTTAGGAGTATGGTTATATTTTTCTATGCAAGTATGGAAGGAATAAGTATATTAGAAAATGCAACTAGAGCAGGTGTGCCTGTACCAGATGGATTAAAAAATATGCTAATACAACTTAAAGAAGGAAATAAGAAGGAAATCAAAGAGCAGGAATAAACCTGTTCTTTTTTTTAATTAAATTTATAGGAGGTAATTTTAATATGTTATTTAATTTGAATCCAGGACATACATTAAGTGGTGGAGATGTAGGAACTAGAGGAATAAATGGATTAAAAGAAGAAGTATTAACAAGGCAATTAGTAGTAGAAATAGATAAGGAATTAAGAGGTAGAGGACATAGTACTAATATATGTAGAGTTGATTATGCATCAACATTACAGGAAAGTTTAAATAAACAGGTAGCCTTATGTAATTCAGTAAATGCAGATTTAAATATTTGTATACATTTTAATACTACAGTAGGTGGTTATGGATCAGAGGTATATACTTATAGTGGTAAATATTTAGTAGAAGCAGATAGAGTATTAAAACAGTTAAATAATTTAGGATTTAGAAACAGAGGAATTAAAGACCAACCTTTAGCACTAACTAAAAGAACTAAAGCCAAAACAATTTATATAGAAGTATGTTTTATAGATAGTTCTGGAGATGTAGCTATACTTAATAAATATGGAATGAATGGAATTGCTAAAGCAATAGTAAATGGTGTTTTAGGAACATCTTCAAATGTAACACCAAGCAAACCAACAGATAACAACAATAATAGTTGGGTTAATTTAGATGGTAAAACAGGTACTATAAATACCCCTAGTGGTGTAAATGTAAGAGAAAGTAAGTCTACATCTAGTAGAGTATTAGGTGCATTAGCCAATGGTGCAAAGGTTAATTTATATAGAAAAGAGGGAGATTGGATACACATTTATTATCCTCCGCATGGGGGATATATATATTCTAAATATATAAGATATTAAATTTTTGGAGGTGCTTCTGTAATGGGAGTACCTCTTTTTTTTTATTGGAATTATTTTCATAAAAAGGATTGATATATTATACTATGCATAGTATAATATGAGTATAGTTATTGGTAAGGAGATGAACAGATGACAAAAAATACTCAAACAGAAGCGAATAAAAAATGGTATGAGAAAAACAAAGATCATGCCAAATACTTAAATAAAAGATCACATGCAAGAAGTTTTATAAAAAACTTTGCAACATCAGAAGATTTAAAAGAATTAAAAAGTTTAATGAAAGAAAGGGAAGAGAATTTAAAATGAGAAAGGAAATAAGATATTTAATAGTAGGCTTGTTAATTGGGGTGTGTACAAGATTTATAGGGGTTGCAAAAGCTGTATCTCCTGCGGAGGATAATTGTCCAGAAAACGGAGAGTATATGTATTGCTTAGACCAAAACAGACCACTTTGGATATCTATATATGATGTCCACGAAGAAGAAAAATTTGTTTATTTCCGATATCCAGACAGTAGTACAATAATTAAATTAGCGGAACTAAAATAAAAAAGAACCCCAATAAAAGGGGTTCTTTTTGTATGGATTTATATATATTGGTATAGTGTCTTGGTCTATTTTTATTATATCCTTTATATATCTTTTTAAACATATAAAGGGAAACAGTAAATTAAAATAGAATATAAAATATAATAATTAGTGTACATTTTTTTATACTGGGGTGATGGTGTGGCACTTAAAAATAGATTAAAGGAAATAAGAATGACTGAATATATGATGGGGCAAAAAGAATTTGCAAAAATGATTAAAATATCGAATACGACTTATTGCCAGTGGGAAAATGGAATTTGTAACCCAAAACTAGAACTGGCTTTTACTATAGCTAAAAAATTAAATAAAAAGGCAGATGAAATATGGTATTTGGAATAGTGCCATATTTTTTTATACCCTAAATTCATATTTTTAGAAAAAAATTAAAATAAATAGTATCAAATTCATAAAATATGAATAGTATGTATTAAGATGACAAGAAAGAATACAGGGGGCGACAATGATGGCAGATAGGTTAAGAGTAGTTTTAGAATTTAGAAAAGAGGATATAAATGAGCTAAAGTTATATGGCAAATTATTAGAGTTTACTAATCCAGCTGCAACAGTTAAGGATATTCTTAAAGGAACTTTACCAGTAGATATTATTGATTTAGAAGAGTAGCAAGTTAGTAATTAGGGAGTAATCCCTATCTTACATATAACTAAAGAAAAAAGTTATATGAATAACAAAAGAGAGGATGTTTTTTATGAAAAAACTAACAGATTTAATAGCAATTTTATTTGCTATAGGATTTTGCGCATTTATTATTCTAGGAATAAGTTTTATTGCAAGGGAGGTTGGATTAAATCCTAATTTCGTATTGTCATTAACGATTCTTCTTAGCATTCCAACAATAATAAGCTTTAGTTGGTTTATATTTTGCACTATATTTAAACCTAAAAAAAGAAAAAAGATAACAGCGGAACAGATATTTTATAAGCAAAAAGTATATCAATTATATTTAGAAACTTCAAATTATTTTAGGATAGCTTTACAAAATAAAATACTTACTAGAACAGAAATATTAGAGTTTAAAAATATGCTAAATACAGCCTTGGAAGGAAACTTAAAACAGTACAGAAATTTTAAATTCAAAAATGATGCACATGAAATTTATACAAAATTAAAAAGCCACCACATCCAAGAAAAGGACATGGTAGCTTTAAGGGATTATATTATGCCTTATGCTGTCGCCGTTACAACATATAGTGCACAAATCCCAACTGCTCAAAAACCACATTTAAGAGTAGTAAAGTAAGCCAATCATAACTTACTTTAAAATGAGATTGAGAATATTTACAAATAAACCACCATATTTATTTTTTTATTCTCTTTCTCTATCCTTGTTACATAGTTTAACCAAACTATTAATAATTTATGCAGGAGGTTTATATGGATTTATTTTGGCTAGATAAGACTATTTTAAAAACTGTTTTAAGTTTAAATTACTACCAATTCTTTTTAATAAACTTTGGTGGGTTAATAGGAACTTTTCTTTATAGTGGAACTTTTAGCAATAAACAAGGTGGAAAAAGAAGATGATTACGGAATTTGCACTAGCAGGAGCATTAGTGGGTGGGTACAATTATATAATTAGCAGTAAAAGAAAAGTAAAAAAAATTATAAAAGATACATTAGAAAATAATAATTTAGATTACAAGGTTATTAATATAGATAATACGGAAAACGGATATAAAATAATAATAAGCCTTTATGGTGTAGGTTTTGAAAAACTAGAAAATGCAAAAGATTTATTAGAAAGCAGTTTAGGAAGCTACGTAGAAATACAACAAAACGAAAATCTTAAAACTGCAACTATATATGTAATAGAAGAGAGATTAACAGATAATTATCCATTTAAACCTATTAAAGTTAAGCCTTATGAGCTATTTATAGGTAAAACCTATACTTTAAAAGATGTAATATTAAATATGCGAGATTTACCACATGTTTTATTCTCAGGAATCAATAGTAGTGGTAAAACTTTATGCATGGTAACAGCTTTAGTTAATCTAATACACTATAATAGCCATAGGGATATAGAATTGTTTTTGGCACAAGTAAGTGCTAAGAAAGACCTGAGAAAATTTAAGGATATAAAGCAATGTAGAGGATATGCAGATAACTTAGTTAAAGCATATGATATGTTCCAATATCTTTACCACACTATGGAAAAGCGAATATCTATGTTTAATGGCATTAAGAGTAAATATGTGGACGATATATATGAATGGAATAAAGCATTTCCTAAAAGAAAAATGAGAATAGTTTATCTAGCTATGGATGAATTTACAAGCTATATGCCAGATAGTTTAGACAGCAAAGAGGATGCAGAATTAAAAACTAAGTGTTTGGATCTACTTGTAAAGTTAATACAACAGAGCAGATGTACTGGAATATATGTATTAGCAAGTTTGCAAAGACCAGATAAGGAAAGTTTACCACCACGTCTAAAAGCACAGTTTAATTGTAAAGTTAGCTTTAAACAATCTAATATAGCTAGTAGCCTAGTAGTAACAGATTCCGAGAAAGCATTTAATTTAAAACCAAGACGTGAGGCTATAGTAAACGCAGACGAGGAATATCTAATAAAGACTTTATATATTGATAACAAAATGATAAAAGATATTTTAGAACCACATATAGATATGGAACATAAAAATTATTATAACTATAAAAAAGATATTTCAATAGAAGCTAAAACACCTGTAGAAGTAGAGCCTAAAAAGAAAAAATCTAAAAGTAGGGTGAAAATATGTATCTAACAAATAGGGATAAAGATATTTTAAAATTTATAGAGCAGTATGGAAGTATTACTATTAACCAATGCAGTAAGATATTCTTTAGTAAATGTAAACAAAAATACTACCAAGCTAGAAAAAGATTAAAGTTACTTTCAGATAATAAATATCTTAAAAGATATAGAAAAGATATGAGGAGTGAAACTATATACTATTTAGATAAAAAATTATCTATACATGACTTAAAAGTGTTAGATATATATGCAGAACTAATAAATTTAGGTGCAGAAATAAAATATTTTAAAAGAGAATATGTAATACCTACTAAAAATAAAGAATATAGAGCAGATGGGCTTATAGAGTATGTAAGAGATGGGTATTTCTATCCTTTATTACTAGAAGTAGATTATACACATTTTACATCTAATAAAAAATTATTAGACATTTATAATTCTAATTATTTTCAAGAAAAGTATAAAGATTTAGATACAGATATTTTTCCAACAGTTTTAATTGTTAGACCTTTTATTTCTTCTTCTAATAATAATTTACCTTTTAATACTATCTATTCTACTATGTGCATAAATAATATAAACACATTATTTAACTAATTACTAATTGTCAAAAGGGAATTACTAATTACAAAAAAATATTACTTATTGTACTGGAAGTATGGAATAGCTTAGATACTAATGTCTAAGCTTAAGTTTATACCTATTATATGGTTATACATGATAGGTACAAATGATAGGTAACTAAAATTTGATATTTTATTTACAAATATTACATTTTTGTTATAATTAAACTATATTAACTTAACATAGGGGGATCAAGGGTATGAAAAAGAATACAAAATTAATAATAGGTGCAATCGTTATATTTGTTGTAGGTTATTTTATTGGAGATGCCACAGCTATAAGTAGAGTAAAAAAACAAATTGGTCAAGGAACAGAAAAGCAAGTTTCTAGTGCAAAAGAGGAAGTAAAAGAAGAAAAGAAGGATATTAAATTTGGAGAACAATCTGCTGTAGGGAATTTAGGTGTTAAAATTTTAGAAGCTAAAGAAAGCACAGCTATTTCTAATGAAGCTGGAAAATCAACACCTAGTGGAAAATTTATAATTATAAATTTAGAGATAAAAAATAATGGAGAAGAAGCTACAGAATATAGCCCTCGTGATTTTAAATTAAAACATGATAAAAAAACATATGAAATTGATGATAATTCATTTGAAGCACTAGGTAATTTAAATAGCCAGGAAAAAATATATAATAAAAATGAGAAGTTCATAGGTTCATACGATAAATTTAATTCTGGAATAAGTAAGAATACATTTGCTGTATTTGATGTCCCTAAGGAAGCTAAAATAGAAGATCTAAAATTAATAACAAAGCATAATAAAGGAATACAATTTAATCTTAAATAAATAAAAACTCTAGAGGGCTAACCTTTAGAGTTTTCTACTTATGCTTTTCTATTACTTTTATTATGTCTATTATTAGATCTTTATTTTTCTTATCCTCTAAATTTAAATTATATCTTTCTTTTGTTCTACCTAGTAAATAATCTAAGCTAATATTAAATATATTTGCTAGTTTAATTAAATTATTTATACTTGGTTCAGTTTCTTCACTTTCATAGCTAGATATAGCTTGCCTAGAAACATTTAAAAATTTTCCTAGTTCTTCCTGGGTTAATTGCTTTTCTTCTCTTAATTCTTTAAGTCTATCCCCAAACAT